ATACCTGGCCAGATCTTCTTCCAGATGTTGAAGAAAAGGAAGACACACCACCAGTTAAAAAACAAAAGGTTGTGAAAAAAGGTGTCACTCCAACGACAAATAGCAAAGGTGTAGATTGGTAAAAACTGTCGCCTGAACGATAAAATTACATAAATATAATTACATTTGGTTGATGAATTCTATATTTCATGTTTCTGTGAATGAAATTAATAACCAAAAAAAGGTACAAGTATGGTAAAGACAGTAAGGGTGTTCCTTGCTCTGTTTGCTACACTATGGTATACTACTTCACCGATTAATAGTAATGCACCAGCTCAAATATGGGAATATGATTTAGATCGTATTCTTAATCAAAAACCTGTGAGTATGGCTGCACCAGACTATTACAAACCTCTTGAATTTGACAAAGTAAAATATACAGCGGCAGATGTTCTCTGTTTAGCGAAAAATATTTACTTTGAGGCAGGAGTGGAGAGTACAGCAGGAAAATTAGCAGTAGCGAATGTTACGTTAAATCGTACATTGGGTGCTAATTATCCTAATTCCATATGTGAAGTAGTGCATGAGGGCATACATCGTTATAATGCTAAAATAGAAGAGTATGTCCCTGTGAGAGATAGATGTCAATTTAGTTGGTATTGTGATGGTTTATTGGATGAACCAAGAGAAGGTAGAACTTGGGAGTCTGCACAAGAACTTGCAAAAAAGGTTCTTGTAAATCATCATGACAAAGCACTAATTGACATAACAGATGGTGCAACGCACTATCATGCAAATTGGATGGAAACATATCCAAGTTGGAGTAAAAGGAAGAAGATTATGGCTTCGATAGATAGACATATTTTCTACAAAAAACATTGAAAATAACTTGACATTTCTGTTCCAATAGGTTATAATATAGTTGTAATAATAAAGAAGGAGCAAAAATGAAATATCTATTAACTACATTATGGTTTGTTCTACTGTTAAATACCCCTGTAGGTGCAGAGGTAGTGAAAACAGAATATATAACAGAGAAAGTTTGTCATAATATTTCTGGATGTTGGATCAATCCAAAAACTGGCGAGTGTCCAGATTGTGTAACAGAAACAAGGAAGATTGTTACTGAAATAAGGGAACCTTTTGTGGAGCCTAAAAGAACTTTTTGGACACCTAAAAAAACAGTAAAGGTTGAAATACCAAAAGAAAAAGAAATAGTAAAGAAAAAGGGAAATTGGACTTGTATTGTCGGCCCTTGTGACTTTATTGATGAAGATGGTAATCTGATTGAAAAAGGATAATAATTAAATGCCCTATTATGACTATGTTTGTGAGAAATGTGGCGAGGATTTTGAAGAATCCTTGCCCATTGCTCGAAGAGATGAACCCACCAAAAAACCATGTCCGATTTCTGACTGTGATGGTGTAATTAAAATGATGTTTGCAAAACCATATATTGGTGATCCATGGCACTTTGCAGGAAAGAAACCAGATGATGCTTTTAAAGATAAACTTAAAGATATAAAAAGCAAACATCTGCACAGTACAATAGATACTCATTGATATATGAAACAATTTAATTATGATCTTCTTGAAAATCGAAAAGATCAATTAGTACAAGACAACTCAAGTGAAGATAGGGTATATCATTCTCCGAATGGTACATATCCATCTATTACCAATCTTCTTTATCATATGATTTCCAAGCCAGGTATTGAAGCGTGGAGAGCAAAAATTGGAAAAGAGGCCGCAGATAAAATTTCACATCGTGCCGCAAGGCGTGGTACTAACATTCATGGAATAATTGAGAAGTATTTGCGTGGTGATAAAAATTATTTAAAACAAAAAGATGGTAAGAGTAGTGTAATGCAAGAACACAAAGAACTTGTTCTTGCAGGCATACCACAAATTGATGCAAAGATTGATAATATTCGTGGAATTGAATTGTCAATGTGGTCAGACCATCTCAAGGTTGCAGGAACGGCAGATTTGGTTGCAGACTATAATGGTGAACTTGCAGTCATTGATTGGAAGACAGGAAGTTATGTCAAAAAAGACGAATATGTTTTTCATTATATTTTACAGGGAACGGCATATTGTCATATGTTGGCGGAAATGTATAAATTGGTTCCGAAAAAGATTGTGATTTGTACACTTATTCGTTTTAGTGATCCTAAAAAACCAGTACCATTTATGGATGGTGACAAAGTTGCAGATTTGCTTGTTGAATGGAAAGAATATGATCCTAACGATTATATTGATGAACTTCTCAAAGTATGTAATGCATTCCATTTTAGTAAAAGTGGATAATATAAATATTTACAGATATACAGGAATTTGTTTGATGACCTGAAAGGGTATCTTATAAGACATCGGTGCGATTCCGATCAGCTCCACCAAAAGTGTTTCAAGGAATTTTCTTGATGGGGCTGTAATAGAATTCGATTGTGAGAGAGAGTATCAGAGAGAACAAATAGGGTGATGACCTTCATCGAAACCATAATCGCAAATAATTCCGATTATACCGCATACTCTTACGCACTTGCTGCGTAGATTATAGCCGAGTTCAGACATTTAGTCTTGGGGGGTCACTTGGGAACAGAAGAATTCCCCCACTACACACAATAACACACACAGAGAAAGGACAATATGTCTAATCCATTTGAACTACGATTCAAACTATTAGAGATGGCACAAGGTTATCTCCAAGACCAAGCTCAACGCAACCAAGATTATGTGACAAATGCATGGTCACTTGCACAAGAACAAGGTGAAGCAAACATGAAGTTATGGAGTGAACTTCAGCCCGATTCTTATTCCATTGAGGATATTAAGAAGAAGGCATCCGAGTTGTATGAATTCGTAGAGAAAAAATAAAACCAAGTTTGGGGGGTCGCTTGAATATAAGAACCCCCCTTTACTTCATTAGTTGAGATAAGGACAAATGAATAAAAAAACTAAAGACAGATTAGGTGATGGTAAGATTAATACTGGAATTGAAATGATTGAAGACCAAGAAGAGAAATTATGGGAGACTAATCCGATGGAAGCATTGAGATATGAAAAAATTGAAACAAGAAAGAAGTTGAATTGGTGGGCACGATTTTCATTGTCCATGATTATAGTTATGACTTTTTTGTTTTTAATATGGTTATTGTTTTTTGGTGCATTACCGGCCGAGTCGAGGGACTTAATTAATATAATGGTTGGGGCCTATGTGGCCGTCCTCGCCAAGTCAACCGATTATTGGTTCAAAGACAAGGATGATCCTGAACAAAAAGAGGGAGAAGCCGTAGGAAATACTAACAATAATAATGATACGATTTAACTTGACAATGTTATCATTGTTTGATATAATTAAGGGATAATGTCAGAATTACTAAATTTTTATTCTTCTGAAGAATATAATGCTGAAATTGAAGAAATTGTTGAAAGAACCAGTATGAGTTATCTTGATGCAATGCTTTATCATGCAGATGAAAAAGGTCTTGAATCGGAAACGGTTGCAGGGCTTGTTAATGTTAAAACCAAAAATAAATTAAGGGAAGAGGCAGAGATATTGAATTTCATGCCTAAAACATCAAAACTCCCTATATGATATATCAAGTGACACCCTTTGAAGTATATCAAAAATATCTTTCATTGAAACAACATTTCAATAGGAATGAATACGATTACTTCAAGTTTAATGGGAGAGTTCGTGCAAGCGAATCCTCTTTTGAAAAACGAAAAGACAAATACCATTTTATACGTTTGTCGAAGATTTATAAAGAAGATGACCTTACCAAGTTTCTTGTCTCAAATTTTATTAAGACGAAAAACATGTGGGTCGGCAATATAACATCACCAGAAGGACGGCAGAATTATATTGCATGGAAGGCAAAGATACAAAGCCTTCCTTATGTATTTGAGAATGAAGTTGAAACATTGTTTGATGAAAACGAGAAGTTCAATATCATTTTCGATGTGGAGGGTGGACAACACCCCCCTGTACTTCATCATGTATTTGGTGAAGAAGTGTCGTTAGAAACCTTTATTATATTGGATTCTATACTTCACTTTATCCCTGACTTCAATGAGAAGATTCAGGAAACGGTCATTTGGCCGGATCTATATAATATGTGTTTAAAGTATGCACCATTCTTGAATGTGAATAAGCAGAAATATGTAGACATATTGAAAAAACAAGTAGATTTACATTATGCGTAAGTGGATAAACCGTAACACGTAGAACAAGGAGAATAAGATGGCAACATCATTCGCAAACCTCAAAAAGAGGCGCACTTCTGATCTTGAAAAACTTCAATCCGAAATTGAAAAGATCAACAAACCCCAAAACAATTTTAGTCGAGATGATGACCGCTTCTGGAAAGCGGAACTCGACAAATCCGGCAGTGGATACGCTGTCATTCGATTCCTTCCAGCACTGGATGATGATAAGACAGCGTTTGTGCGTGTCTTTAATCATGGTTTTCAGGGCCCAGGTGGTTGGTACATCGAAAACTCTTTGACCACTATCGGTCAAAAAGATCCCCTGTCAGAGTACAATTCCGTTCTCTGGAATTCAGGAATCGAAGCGAACAAGGAAATTGCTCGCAAACAGAAACGTAGGTTGACTTACTTTTCCAACATTTATGTTGTTGAAGATAAGGCGAATCCTCAGAACGAAGGAAAGGTTTTCCTTTTCCGTTTTGGGAAGAAAATCTTTGACAAGATTAGTTCAATGTCCAATCCTGAATTTGAAGATGAAACAGAAGTTGATGTTTTCAATTTGTGGGATGGTGCGAACTTCAAACTGAAGATTCGTAAAGTCGATGGTTTCTCAAACTACGACAAGTCGGAGTTCATGGCTCCTGCTCCACTCTCTGAAGATGAGTCGGAAATGGAACGTGTTTTTGGTGAACAACATGACTTGGAAGAGTTCATTGACCAGAAGAGTTTCAAGACCTATGATGAGTTGAAAACTCGTTTAGATACGGTTCTTGGAAACATTGAATCTCCTGCTATGACGGCACCAACATCGGTAGAAAACGATGAGGCTCCGTTTGATGGTGGGACACCGATTCCCGAATCTTCTACTTCAGAAGATGAGAACCTTGATTACTTCAAGAAGTTAGCAGAAGCGTAGTAGATATTACGCTATCTTGTGAACAAAATCCCCTCTCTCAAAATGCAAATTTGGCCCGCTGGGAGAGGGTGTTCTAACTATTGT